CAGTTCCGCATACTGCCGGTTCAGTGAAGTATACGTCTCCAGCAGCTGGTGGTGGGGCTTTTCCAGTTCACCGCGCTGATGCTTCTCTTCTGCCACCCGGGCAAACAGCGCCTGTAATTTCAGATAATCGCTTTCGTTCGGTAGCTGCCACTGACTGGCACTGAACCAGTGCGACACCATGTTTTTCTTTCCTGTGGCATCCACTATCTGTTTTGCCGTTATCCCCAGGGCAGCACGCGCATCACGAAAGTAAGCAATCAGCGGAGCCATCACATGCTGTTTCAGTGCCCTGCCCTTCGCCTCATACCCGGCATCTTTCGGACGATACGGCCCCTGATAATGTTCCGCGAACAGAATGCGCTCTGTGGCGGGGAAATACGCCCTCAGGCTTTCCTTGTTGCACCCGTTCCAGCGTCCGGACGGCTTCGCCCAGATAATATGGTTCAGCACACTGAAGCGTTCACGCATCATGATTTCAATGTCAGATGCCAGGCGATGGCCACAGAACAGGTAAAGACTTCCGGCAGGTTTCAGCACCCGCCAGAACTGCGCCAGACACTGGTCCAGCCATTTCAGGTAATCCTCATCACCCGTCCACTGGTTATCCCAGCCCTCAGGCTTCACTTTAAAGTACGGCGGGTCTGTGACTATCAGATCGACAGAGTTTTCCGGTAAGGTCTGGATAAATTCCAGGCAATCAGCGTTGATTAACTCACAACTGGATATTTTTACAGTATTAAACATGGATCATTAAGCCTGTCTCTGATAGGCTCATACCGCTTTTGCGCAAAGCAGATGGGCCTGAGGTTTGCTTGTGACCCCAACGCATGAGCAGATGGCTGGTGAGTGCCCTAACACCCACCAGCCGCCCATTTACCACAAATAAAAAAGCCTTCAGGACTGAAGGCGTCTGTAACAACCGAACTGATAGTCTGCCAGACCCGCCATAACAAGCTGGGTCAGTATTAGCTGGCAGCGTTCGCGTGAAAGGTACGTATTCTGTGCAATCTCCCCGACTGTCGCCGGTGCGGTGGCACTTAATTCATTAAACACCACTCTGGCGGTTTCTGTCATATCCTGCTGTTTCAGCATGTCTTTTTCCCTTTTCCGGTTAACGTGACACACCAATAACTCTTGTCGAAAAAGCCAGCAAGCTGAAAGACCGGTATTCACCGCCACCAGCGCGTTTAACGTACTGGTCCGATTTCAGGCATAAAAAACCCGCCTGACGGCGGATTTAAGCTGTGTGGCAAAGTAACCACTCTTAACATACTGACATACTTTTTGCGGACCGCACTAATCATTTTTTACTTTTTTAGCAGCCAGTCGTCCATCTCCAGTCTTACCCCCAGCACAGACAAACATCCGTCAATAAACCCTTCGGCTATCTGCATCTCAATTCGTATTGCTTTTTCGCTTTTCTTTCTCGTCCTGGCTATCTGTCTTTTTGATATTCGCAACAAATAATGAGCAATGAGAAGCGAATACTCCTCAGGTTTTTTCTGCTTCAGACGTGCAAGACAGTTTTCAATGATAAGTCCGTCATCATCGCAGCAGGCTGGACGTGGTTTAGTGGTAGATGGTAAAAGGCCTTTGAATCCGGCAGCGATCGGAGAATAGTCCACCCCGGTGTTACCACTTGCCGCCCATGCCCCCCAGCGTTCAAGAACCATCTGAATATCACGCATCAACTTTCTCCACAAAATCAGGACAGCACACCAATCGCCAGCGCGCGATCGATAAAACGAAATATCAGCTCCAGTTGGGAACCATACTTCTCTTCAAATGCCACGGTATCCGCATGCAGTTCGTCATGGTGTTTTCTGCACAAAGGCAACACAAAAAGGTCATGCGCTTTTGTACCCATTCCACCCTGACCATGACCAATCAGGTGATGCGGATCGTCGGCTGGCTTACCACAACATGCACACGGCTGCGTCTTAACCCAGCGCGTGTACTTTTCATTAACCCAGCGACGACGTTTGGGGCGTAACATAAAAGACTCCGGCGACTCCGGATCCACTTTCAGCGCCAGCACCTTTTTCGCTTTATCCTGGATAATGCTGGTGGCAGGAACCGAAGGCACAAGGTCACTCTCCCGGGTGACAGACGGCAAAACAGGCTTCGGTAATCTCAGGGCCTTACGGGCTGCACTTTCCGGTAAGGCATCCGCCAGGTCATTACGAACCAGCCACCAGCACAGTTCTGGCATTGTCACAACGTGACTGTCATCAAAACCAAGATCACGGCGCACAACAGACAACACCCAGCGGGCACAGTTATCCGTTGCCATTGATTCCAGCCGTTCCGTGAACTGATCGCGCAGCTGGTTATCGCAGTGCCAGCACAGACGGATTGCGCCCGGCGCGTGCCGCATTGTGGTCATGTTCTCGCTGTGCCATCCGGAATGAGGCCACTGACAGCCCTTTTCACGAAGTAACCAGCTTTCAAGACATTCCACGCCACCAGCACGACGAATAACTGCCTCATTGCGGAACACGGCCCGAACGGCAGGATCATCCGCTAACGGTTGTGATGCCGCCGGAACGGCACCACTGGCAAAAGATGAATAGCGTTCCGGCTCAGGCTCCAGCAGGACACGTCCCTGCATAAACAGGGGCATCAGCTCTGAACCTGGTCTGAACAGTACGATCCCCATTCGCGGGGCAATTTCAGGAGTCAACAATGCTCTCACGGTCACCTCAGCGAACGATATTGCATGAACACAGGAGAAAAAATTCAGCCATCACGCAGTAAACTCCTTCACCAGAGTTTCAAACTGGCTTACCTTGCCTTCCAGTTCCGCCACGCAATCCACCAGCTCATCCACCGCCTTTTGTGTGCGGTGTTTTGCCTGCAGCAGATCACGAAGCGCCGGAGTAAGCTGCTTGCGGAGCGTATCCTTTGCCACGCTCATTTTTTCCATCTGTTCAGCACAACGAAGCATCTCCTGCGCCTGGCGACGAAGTTGTTCCGGTGAAACAGTGGCTGTTCTGTTGTTCAAAATAAACGCTCCGTTTTACTACCCGACATGCGGTTATTGCTGTATCTGCGCGGAGTGCCCGGCGTCATGGGAGTGGAAAGAACCCGGGCACTCTCCTGGTCCACAGGCAGAAAATGCCCGTTATGAAAACGCCGGTAAATGGTACCCAGCGTGCCATTACGCTGTTTCGTGATGTTGATTTCTGCTATGCCTCTCGCCTGTGTATCCGGGTTGTACACCTCATCCCTGTAAAGCATCAGAATGATGTCTGCATCCGCCTCTATTTCCCCTGAGTTTTTCAGGTCCGAGTTCATGGGGCGTTTATTGGGTCTGGATTCCACACCGCGGGAGAGCTGGCTCAGAGCAATCAGCGGAAAACCGCCGGATTTTGCCAGGCTTTTTAGTCCCTTTGAGATTTCCCCCACAGCAAGGTCGTGACGCCCCGTGCTGCGGGTTTTAATCAGGCCGAGGTAATCGACCACCACCAGCGCCGTTTCCGGGTGTTTCATCCGGTGGTGCCTCGTGGTTGCACATATCTCATCAATGGTCAGGTTTGCCTGGTCCACCATCCAGATATTACGCCCCGTCATTCGTCCCACGCCCTGTGAGAAACGCGCCCAGTCTTCGTCTTCAAAACGGGCAACAGACTTAAGACGGGATACCGGCATTCCCCCGGCAGCAGACACCATACGTTCACCAATCTGAATGTTCGCCATCTCCATGGTGAACAGAAGCACGCCATGCCCCTGCTCAGTCACCTTGTCGATGATATCCAGCGCAAGTTCGGTTTTCCCCATCGAAGGACGAGCCGCAATGAATACCAGGTCGCCTGGCTCCATACCGCCCGTTTTTGCGTCCAGTTCATCAATACCGGTCATCAACGCCCTGGATTTCTCCAGTCCCTGATTGCGGCATTCAACACGGTCGACCACTTCCGGAAGGACATCATCAATGTGAACCGGCTGAATGACGCCCTTTCCGGTCGACAGTGAGGCCATCATGTTCTGCGCATCCTTCAGGGCATCCTCGGCTGCTTCACAGGTATACGCATCACGTAAATTCTGTAATGCTTCAGTCAGTGTTTTTTCTGCATCGCGCAGTGCGGCATTACGCCGCAACGCTGCGACATAGTGCTCCAGTGAAGACTTCACCCAGGTTTTGCGTCCGGTGTCGGTAATCACCGGGGCAAGTTCCGGCATCTCATTGCACAGCAGTACGGGGTCAATGACGCCGGATACACGGGCCTGTCTGCAAATTCCCGCGTAAATATCCCGGTACTGTCGTGCAGAAAAAACGTCCGCCGACAATGTGGCCAGAATATCCATCACTTCCGGATCAGCCCCACGCAGAAAAAACGCGCCAATGACAGCGCCTTCCAGGTCATCGTTACGCCATGCCGGGGTGTTCTGGCTGGTCATGCGGCAACACCTCCGATACGAGAACGGTAGCTGGGCCAGTTAAACGACAACCAGTTGCGCCCGCCATTGGTGATCCTGTCGGCAATCCGGGGACTGATGAACGCCCACAATTCTTCCGGTGAAAGGTTGCTGATCAAGATAGTTGGCAAAATACCCTCATACCGGGCATTGATAATTTCCTGCAAAATGGCCATTTCAGCCGCACTGCCAAACTGAACGCCGACTTCGTCGATGATCAGCAAATCCAGTGACGCATAATGCTCAATGACGTCATCCGCTGTTTTTTCACTGTCATTCCGCCAGCAGTTTTTCACAGCACGGGTAAGGCGCATCACGTCGGTGATCTCCACACTGGCCAGATAGTTACGGATGATGTGTTTTGCCATTGATACCGCCAGATGATTTTTCCCGGTACCGCAACTGCCGGTCATAACAAGACTGGTACCGTTCTCCAGCATATCTGGCCAGTTCTCCGCATAGCGGCGACAGGCCGCAAGATTTCTGGCTGCGTCAGGATTAACCTCCAGATAATTATCAAACTCGCAGTCCCGAAAACGCAGAGCAATTCCGGCGTTATCAGTCAGTTCTTCCGCCTTGAGGGACGACAGCTCCATGGTCAAATCGTTGGCCTCAGCTATCAAGCAGTCAGGGCAGCATGAAATTTTTTCTCTGTCCTCGCCATTACGATCGCTCCACACCAGAATATGTGTGTGGTATTCGCCATGTTTTTCGCAACACCCGCGCCCTTCACGCATCCAGCAGGAACGATAAGGCCATGGTTTTTCGCCCTTCTGAGCAAATGCAATCTCTGCCCGTAACTCATCCATCCGCGCCTGTAGTCTTGTTTGTTGTTCACGCAGGTTAAACGTCATCATCGCTGTCACCTCAGAATGTCAATTTGTCACTGGATTTACCGAATTTGTCAGACATGGCTCCCAGGCCAGCCAGGACATCGACCTGTCGCTGTCGCCCACCTCCGGGAGCTGCTGGCTGTTGCCAGAAATCTTCGAAGTGACGATCGGGTCCAAAGAACGTCGACGCCTGCTTCACGAACTGGGTGCCGGTATTTCCTGAGACACGCACCCAGGCAGCATAGCGTTTCACACCGTTGAGCATGGTTTCTGGTGTCACACCTTCCCTGATTCGGGCTTTCCAGGCTTTGAAGGCTGCTGACTTGGAATTACCACCAGCACGTTTGGGATATTCCTGCCAGGCCTGTTCAAATTCCGGTGAATATTCCTGTCTGGCAGAACGCGCTGGTGCAGACGCGTCAGCGGATGCGCCAATATCTTGCGGTTCATGTTTTGAATTTACTGGTGGTTCATGTTTTAAACCTTGTGGATCTGGGGTCAGATTCTGAAGGGTCAAACGCGTATTTTTGCCAGAATCTGAAGGGTCAAACACACCTGAACATACAGATTCTGACGGTTCAGATTTTGAAGGTTCAGAATCTGAAGGGTCACGTAATCCTGAAAGTCTGCGCTGCTGTTTCAGTTCTGCAACCTTATCCCGCTCTGTTCTGGCAAGCAGCTCAAGCCGATCAGCATTCAGATGATAAAGATTGGACGTATTACGGTTACCTTTGCGGCGTGACTGACGCGTCAGCCAGCCATCAGCCTCCAGTTCGGAGATTGCCGTTCTGACTGTACTTTCTCCCAACCCAAGCTGTCGGCATATGGTTTCAACACCTGGGTAGCACACCCCGTCATCATTCGAATAATCCGCCAAGCGCGCCATAATCATCAGTTTTGCACCTTTGATGCCATATGCTGCACATGCATCCCAGACATTACCTAGGATTTTGCTACTCATACGGCACCTCCCAGACGCTTAAACATTTTTCCGGACTGAAACGCCACCAGCGGATAACTCAGGGTATGAGTACGTCCCTGAACCTGGCAGACAACCTTCTGGCTTTCTGTATTGACCAGGCAAACCCGCAGAACGTGTCCGTTGCTGGTGGTGAACCACTGCCCCACACGGGGGCAATGGTTGTATCGGTGATACAGGAAATTAACGATGTGGCGGATCATGGACGCACCTCCTTGTCAGAACCATTCAGCCTGGAATCAACAAGTGCAGCACCAAAAACAGCATCACCTACACGGTCGTACAGTTTGCTGGCCAGCGGAGATTCAACAGCCTTAAGCATTGGATAAAGCTGGCTTGTCCAGATTTGATGGATTTCACGCAAATGCAGGTATACGCCTCTGGCGTTTCGTGCGACAGCTGACATATCAGACGCATCGGCACCTGATAAACTCTTCTCCATCTGGTTAAAGGCATTGATGTATGCCTCTTTGAACCGGGCAGCACGTTTACCAGTGAAGCCCATAGCAAGAAACGCAAAGCCGTCGCGGGTTATTTGATAGCAAGGAAGTTTGCGGCCTGTGCAATCGGTGTAATCACTCACCGAAAAATTGCGGGCAGTGAATGATGCGGAACATTCAAGCGTGCGGATCTTTTTCAGTACATCGTCATGACGTTTGGAGAAGAAGTTGGCAACAGCCAGGGATGAAGTAACAGCCTGACCATCAACGATGGCAATTTCAGGTTGAGTGAGGGTTGGGATCGTAGCCATGATGGCAGCCTCTTTGGTGATTTTTAATAACTCACCACCAAGGCTTTCCACGACCTTATTGGTGGTGAGACGTACAGGGGTGGAAATACCGGTCACCAAAGAACCCGGCCCAACCGAAGTTGGCCCTGCACGCCCCACCATAATTTGGGCGTAATGCTGCTCATGACACAAAAAAACCGCAAGAGCGCGGCTGTGCGCTTTGGTGAATTCCGGGTTTCCACGCCCGGCACCCGCTTTATAAGGTGCCTGAACAGTGTAACGTCCCGAAATTGAGGAATCAATATTTTGGAGAACAATCATGCAGCACCCGCCAGTTCTTTATCGTGGGTGAATTCGCCATTCCAGTTTCTCTTCATGGGTAATGCACCTCTAAGATACTGGCGATAAATCCAGACCGCCCCTTTCTGGAGAAGAACTGGTGTATACGAATAAAACCCTTCTTCATAACCTGAATCGATATAGTGGTGACGTTCGGTCAGATACAGATCTCGGGCATATGCCTTTACACGCCATGCGGGGCTTCGCGATTCAGGACGCTCGTCATAAAGCCAGTTGTGAGCCTCCAGAAATGCTGTGATACGCTGAACATTTACTCCATTAAGTTGCTTGCAGAACTGAACCGGTGTCATGCCAGGCTGGAATAAATTTTCCAGATGTTCGATGTATTGGGCCTGACGATGAACGTAACTAATTGCTCTGTTTTTAGCCTCATATTCATCCGCCCAGGCACGGGCAGCAGCAGCCGGATCGCTAAAATCTGGTAGGGATGTCATTGTGGTAAGACTGTAATTCCCCGTTTTACGAATTGACGGAATTACCTCCGATGTAATCCACCGTTTAAAACGTCTTGCCTGTTTTTTTCGACTTTTGATAATCAGCGCATAGAGCCCGGATTCATTGACCAGCAAAGGCTTACGTCCCGAACCTAAGTAATCCTTATATTCGGTTTTATCTTCATCATCGATGGACTGAAGGGAGATAGCAGTATTTGTCAGCCCCAGCGCGTTACATATATCCACGGCAAAAAACCATGGTGTTGAATCAATGACCACACTACGAACTGATGACAACAATTCACCAGTGCTTGATTTAAAATCGAAAACTTTGATATTGTTTTTCACGTAATATCTCCGACGATAAACCCGACTGGCCGGTTTTCTCTGCCGGCCTTTCTTATTTCTGCCAACCAATAACCTGAAATACCCCCATTTTCGGGTAATACCAGCAAGTCCCTCGCGGTTCTGCTTCCTCCATAACCCGATAAAAAGCAGCCATAAACGGTTCCACAGCAACAATTGCGCGACGAGACAACAATCCATCCGGCCTCATGAACTCATGGGGGTCGGTAGGGATCTGATATGCGTTCACCAGATTGCGGCATTTCGCATCTGACATACCCGTTTTCGCCGCCAGCTGACGATAGCCTGCATAACCATCGCGTATGGCGCCTCTTTTGATTTGTTCGACAGTTTCAGTAACGTGGGTGACTTTCTCTTCCACCTGCTCAAGACGTCTTTGTTGGCGAACAGCTTCAAGCGCCATTGCAGCAACCATTTCGATCTGGCTCATTGGTTTGCGGATTTGTTCTTCCAGTTCGCGCCAGCGGTCTACCAGACGGGCGGTGAATTCAGGGCAAAGCTGTGCGACAACAATGATGCTGTCGCGTTTGCCTTGTTCGCCTTCAAACAGATAATGCTCGTGTTGAACTTTAAACCCTAAGTTATTGATTCTTTCGGAAACCTCAATTTGAGGAGACCGGACAACACCACCTTTGGCTAATGTTTCAATAGTGCGTTTTACATTGTCATGACGCTTACCCACCAACTCTGCGATCTCAACGCTGGTCATGGATGCTTTATCGGTAAAAATTGCGGTATTCATCTGATTGCTCCTTGAGAATGACATTTCAGAACTCACGCCAAAACGTATGCATCGTGAGTTACTGCTCGTGACAGTCAGTCTTTAATCTCTGGTAATACCGTTTGATTTTCGTAACGAATCAGGAATTCCATCTTCGGGATAAGGGTATAGATCAGGTCTTAACCCATGCGGAGTAACCTTCCATTCAACCAATTCACACACCCGTAAAACAAAACGGGAAGGAACGGAGTTTTTAGAAAACCACAGGTTCACCGCTTGTGGCGTAACACCGATGTATCTCGCTATGGCGTTTTGAGGGATCAATTTACGCAACATGTCGTAATCATTCAGTTTTATCACAGCGCAGCTCCAATATTAACTTTACAAATCAAGAATACATCAAGAATAAATTAACATGCAAGTTTCAAAAGGATAGAATACACTAAAATCAAGTTAATATTTATGTGTATAAAGCCTCGACAGGAACTCACCATGAAGAATGTAAAAAGCACAGAAAATCGGATAGCAATGATGCTGAAAACGAAAGGCTGGAGTCAGGCTGAACTAGCCCGTAAGCTGGGTGTAAGCGCGCAATCAGTACAATACTGGACTACAGGAAAGACGTTTCCCAGAAGCGATAAACTTGCACAGCTATCAGTAATTAGTGGTTATCCACAATCCTGGTTTTTGGGTGAAGATACCTCATCGACACACTCTTCAGCTGAAAAACACCATACAAGAGAAGACAGCGTTGTGTTCAATGTGCTGGATGTTGAATTCAGCTGCGGCGACGGAACTCATGTTCGGGGAGATCTAATTGATGTAGTACGCTCAATAGAACTTGATCCTGAATATGCCCGCCGCCTGGTCGGTAACAGAGCATTCAAGAACATAGAAATCGGTAACGCCAGAGGGGACAGCATGGCCCCAACAATCGCCCCAGGTGACTTACTGTTTTTAGATAAAACAGTAACTTATTTTGACGGTGATGGCATTTATGCATTTTGCTTTGATGGCGAATGTTACGTCAAACGACTTCAAAAAATTGGAAGCAAGATCATGGTCTTATCAGACAATCCCAACTATCAGCCGTGGAGCATCGAAAAAGAGGGAATGGCGCTGCTATATATCCAGTCAAAAGTCATCTCATCGGTACCATTCAATATCAACAGATTTGGTTAGTTATTGATTTTAAATTAAATTATTGGTCACACATTACAAAAAAATCAAGTTTATCAATTTTTGATTGACACACGTTTTCCTGATACATAATATCTCACCATCAATTATATATTGATTAACTTCAACTTAGAATTGCATGGTGATGATATGGAAGCCTTACAAACAACACCAAAAACATGTAGCCTCAATACTTACAACAAGGTTTTATGTGATGATTTAGACCTCGATTCTTTTGCATTAACCATCGCAAACCTGCTCAGTGCTGTTCGCACCTTCAACCTCCTGGATGATACGCGATTAAAAGAGGTTGGGTTTGATGTGCTGGAATTTACTCATGAATATGCTTTAGCGATCGCATCGACAAAACAACAACATTCTATTCGCTCAGGCAACAAGATAGCCTGCATACGCACCAAACGTGAAGCCTGCGGCTTAACAACTGCCGAACTCGCCAGGCTGCTCGATCTCGATGAAGAAATTATCATCCAGTGGGAGAGCGGAGAGTACGAACCAACCATCAGCATGCTTATCCCCCTGGCAAACGTCCTGGGATGCGATCCGCTTTCTCTGCTGAGTGAAAAAAACAGCGAGTCAGTTATTCGCGTAAATGTGCCTGAAGTCCATGTGGAAAGTATTGGCGCACGCATCAAAAGCGCCCGTACAAAACTGGGATTAACCGAATCTGATCTTGCCCGCATGATTCATACCTATAGTGACCCCATAAACGACTGGGAATGCGGCATCCATGAAGTTCCAGCTGCTCAGATAGTACCACTGGCCAGTGCGCTTAATTGTGACTTGATGTGGTTGTTAACGGGAAAATCAGAAGCAAAGGAGTAGCAACAATGACTGGCAATATCCATGATAAGTATGAAGGCTTATGCCTGGCACCGGATTCCTTTGCAAACAATATCCATAATTTATTATGCGCAGTTGTTGTATTACAAATGTCAGACAACGATGCAATAAAAAGAACAGGTGATGAAGTTCTTGAATTTGCACGTTGCTATGCTGAAGCAGCTGCTGAAAAAGAACTAACCAGTTAAATAGAACAAGTCATCTCCGGATAATATATTACGCTTAATCGCCGGGGATTATCACACCCTTAATCCACAGGAGGTTTTATATGACCTTTATAAAACATAAGGCATCACACAAAACAGCCTGCCTTATTGCACAGCACGGGAAAAATCACATGCATATTGCCTGCTTGTTTCTGCGTAAAGCATACGGGAGATAATAATGCATCAGAAAACAGCAGAACACGAACAAACCAGAGTATTGCTGACCATCAAAAACGGGAAAGTAATATTAATTCGTCATGTTCATGACGATGAATTTGTAGGAAATCTTTCAACATTCCTGTTTATTGCAGAAAAGGCAGGATATGACGTTATTGCACCAGCAGATGAAGATGAGGAATAAATTTCATGCACTACGCTGAATTCCAGGCTGAAGCAACAGCCAATGGTATACAAACAGGCAGTATGACTATTGATTATCACGACGCCATACGCCGTCTGGATGCTGGAGAATTCGATACTCCTAATGTGCGAGGTTTACGTATCCTTCAGTGTCTCGCGCAAGCTGACGAAGCAGGATTACTGGGAAAACTTCCGGTTGAGATGAAGGTTGCCCAGTGGCGATGGTTGTATGTGACGACATTCATCAACGAAGAAGAAGACAAGAACGGCACAATTGATGTCCCGAATGAACACGGAACAACAGATCGCGCCGTAATATATAACGGGAAGCATGGAGTTATGACTATATACCCTAGTCCCATTCGGTTTGCCTTACAGCAGTATATTGAATGGAATTTAATTCAAACATATGGCGAGGCTGAGGGAATGGGAAGAGCGCTGTTTCTTTATCAGAAAATGCTCACCACTTCCCCTGATAAAGGTTTCATTCTTTCAGATATAGGTCGAGAAGGGCTTGAACTCCTTCTGGATGAAATAATTAACGACCTGAATACTCATGGTATGCCAGAAGGCCAGTGACACATTAAATATTAAGAAGAATATAACTCTTCCGTTTTTTACTAACCGTTTATATGAAAAGCGACCGTGAATTAAGCAGAGTAAAACTGCTTTTAATCCTTGCCACAGTACTGACACTAACAGAAATCATTATTCTCTTTATTGCGCTGTCTGTCAGTTAAAAATATCGGGATACCACATACCAATGAGACTGTATTTCACAATAGTAATTTTACTGGCAATTATCGCATGCATTTACGGATTACTCGTTCCGTTCCTTATATCCATGAAGGATACGAGAGCAGTTATTTCTGGCTTTGCACTGGCGTTTCTGACCCCGCCCTGCATTTATGCCATTTACAAGGGTCTTTCTTTCACTAAGGATAAAAAATGAAAAAAATTATTTTTGCTTTAGCCATTGTTCTGCCGACCATTGGTCTTGTCGGTTGCGATCGCGTTGAGCCCGGTAATGTTGGCATCAAAGTAAATAAACTGGGCGACGATAAAGGCGTCGGTGAGGTGGTCGGTGTTGGTCGCTACTGGACTGGCTGGAATACTGAAGTTTACATCTTCCCCACCTTCAAGCAAATGAAGACCTACGATGAACCGTTCAGCTTTCAGATGAGTGACGGCACAACCATCGGCTATCACATCGGTGTGGCCTACAAGGTTGATCCATCCAAAGTTACTACAGTGTTTCAAACCTACCGCAAAGGCGTGGATGACATTACCGACACTGACCTGCGCCAGAAGATAGCCGACGCACTCAACCGACTGGCCAGCAAAATGACCACCGATAAATTTATCGACGGTGGCAAGTCTGAACTGCTGGATTCAGCACTTAAAGATATTCAGGCAGAAATGACCCCCATCGGCATTCAGGTAATGAGCCTCTCTTATGTCGGTAAACCGGAATACCCGCCAACCGTGATCGACAGCATTAATGCCAAAGTCACAGCGAACCAGAAAACCCTGCAACGCGAACAGGAAGTAAAACAGCGCGAAGCGGAAGCCAACATGTTGCGCGCGGAAGCAGCCGGACAGGCTGACGCCATTCGCACAAAAGCCCAGGCCGAAGCCGATGCTATTCGTTTACGCGGTGAAGCTCTGCGCCAGAACCCCGGTGTTATGGAGCTGGAAGCCATCAATAAATGGAACGGCACACTGCCGCAATACATGACCAGCGGTGCCAATACACCATTTATCCAGGTTAAATAACTTATATGCCCGGCAGGCCGCCGGGCTAAGGGAAAAGCAGATGAACACCCATAATGCCCAACCGCAAATAATGAACTATGACCCGAATCTGACGTCATGCGGACGCATGGCAAAACAAACCGTTCGATTAACTTTCGGGTTATGGGAATACCGCGAAACATTCGAAGTTACTGTCGGCGGCAATCTGACCGGACTGGATGTTATCAGTTGCGCTATTGAAAGCCTGTACGCAACACTGCCTTATGAAGAAGTCGAGGATGAGCGCACAGGGGGAACAGATATCATGGCCACCATTAATATTGGCGAACTGATATGTCAGGATGAAGACCTGTCCGGAGAGAGCTGGCTTGCTGGAATGCTTGTAGCTGCAGAAATTATCAGTATTGAACCCGCTACAAATATACGGCTCTGAAGTTCTCGCTATTCAGAGAACAGGAGAAAAAATGTTCGATTTGATTAATCAAGGACAACTGTATACCGACAGTGCCGGTTACCCGGTCAAAATTATTCACTGCATAAATAACATCGTGTTGTACAGAAGAATGGATGGACGAACACAGTCGGTAAAAATAAACGATTTTAATGAACTGTTTGAACGAATCGATCACCAGGAATACCGACAAATTCTGGCAGAAACAGAACAAGAAGCTCATCTGAAAAAATTACGTGCCATGAAAAGGAAGTAAAGAATGAATAAAGCGTTTGAGCTATGGGTACGCCAGCGTTACGGCAATCGCTATGACCTGACGCGAGATGTTGACGGTTTCTACTGCCGTGAAGTTGTGAAACGAATGTTTGACGTGTGGTGCCACTGCCGTGGATGAAAATTTTATGAGGTTGGCATGCAGACAATCATCTATCAGATAACCCCCAGCAAATGGTGTACGGAGAGAGTCCTCATTGCATCAACAGGGCTAAAGCCTGGCACCATTGAGCGGGCAAGAAGAAAGTCATGGATGCAGGGAAAAGAATACCGCCATTACGCTGTAGAAGGTGATCCGGGGCACTACAGTGAATGCCTGTACAACATCGAAGAAATTATGCGATGGATCGAAAACCAGAAACAACCAGGTGCCAAAAATGCAAGTTCCGGTTAACCTGTTAATGCTCCTGGACGTCTGGGAGGTTTAATGAGTAACGCATCATACCCGACAGGCGTTGAAAACCATGGCGGATCACTCCGCATATGGTTTCACTATAACGGCAAACGTGTCAGAGAAAACCTCGGTGTTCCTGACACCGCCAAAAACCGGAAGATCGCAGGTGAACTTCGCACTTCCGTTTGTTTTGCAATCAGAATGGGGAGTTTCGACTACGCCGCGCAGTTCCCTAATTCCCCTAACCTGAAACACTTTGGCTTGGGGAAAAGAGAGATAACAGTTAAGGCACTTTCGGAAAAATGGCTGGACCTTAAGAAAATAGAGATAGGAAGCAATGCATTCAGTCGGTATCAATCCGTGGTGAGAAACATGCTTCCTCGCATAGGGGAAAAACGTCTTGCTTCGTCTGTAACAAAGGAAGATTTACTGTTTATCAGGAAAGATTTGTTAACCGGGTATCATAATCTCTCTAATGGAAAAACAACGCCGGTTAAAGGGAGATCGGTAGTTACGGTTAATTACTACATGACGACAATTGCAGGAATGTTTCAATTTGCTGCTGATAACGGCTATATCGGGTCAAACCCATTTAACGGGCTGACACCATTAAAGAGATCAAGAACAGAGCCAGATCCGCTCACGCGTGACGAATTTATTCGCTTTATTGATGCCTGTCACCATCAACAAACGAAAAACCTGTGGTCCTTAGCAGTATACACAGGCATTCGTCACGGTGAGCTAATAGCTCTCGCCTGGGAGGATATTGATTTAAAAGATAAAACAATGACTATCCGTCGTAATTATACAAAACTCGGGGAGTTCACTCTACCAAAAACAGAGGCGGGAACTGATCGTGTTATTCATCTTGTTCAACCAGCTGTTGATGCCCTGAAAAGCCAGGCTGAAATGACAAGGTTTGACCAGCAATATCAAATTGATGTCAAACTGCGGGAGTTCGGACGCAGCACAAACCATGAATGCACGTTTGTTTTTAATCCGCAACTGGTGAAAAAATGCCAGCACGTCGGCCACCACTATAAAGCAGATTCCATCAGAGATTCCTGGGCATCTGCATTAAGGCGAGCAGGACTGCGGCACAGAAAAGCCTATCAGTCTAGGCATACTTATGCCTGCTGGGCATTATCGGCAGGAGCGAATCCAAGCTTCATAGCAAACCAAATGGGCCATGCAAATGCACAAATGGTATTCAACGTTTACGGTGCATGGATGGAAGATAACAATATCGGGCAAATAGAACTACTCAATAAGCAGTTGACAGAGAGTGTCCCATACATGCCCCATAGAGCCAGACTCTGA